ACTGGTCAGGGTGCATCTGACTTGTTTCTTGTTGACCGCTTTCACCTAAACACAAACGGCAACTCTGCTGGCAGGTTCACTGTCACACAGGAGTCTGACGGCCCCAGCGGCATCCCTAATTCTTTGAAGCTGGCTTGCACCACAGCCGACACATCTATTGCAGCCAGTGAAAGGTTTTTCATTGAGCAAAGATTAGAAGGGCAAAACCTCCAACGTATGAAAAAGGGCACCAGTGATGCACAAGCAATTACTGTGTCGTTTTATGTGAAGGGCAACGCATCAGCCACATATGTCGTAGGTATTTACGACAGTGACAACAGCCGTCAGATTGGCGCGCAATTTTCTGTGACGACATCGTGGAACAGGGTATCTGTTACGTTTCCCGGAGACACGGGCGGCAGCGCACTAGATGATGACAATGCTGAAAGCCTAGCGCTTCGTTTTTATTTACACGCTGGCTCGAACTACACTGGCGGTACGTTACAGACAACGTGGGATACTGCTGTAAATAATGAACAGGTGGGCAGTGGCACCACCTCTATTTTTGACAGCACCAGCCGCACGTTTTTCCTGACAGGAGTGCAGATGGAGCTTGGCGAGGTAGCCACGCCGTTCGAGCATCGGTCGTTTGCGGATGAGTTGCAGAAGTGTAAGAGGTATTTTCAGACTTATAATGAACCTCCTGCGAGGGGGGCAACGTCCGGTGGCAGTACGGATAGAATGGCGTTTATGTTGCCTGTGACTATGAGAGTTGCGCCATCAATAGCGTTTAGTGGAACTCTTAATTGGTATGACGGCTCGGCTGTTGGGACAATAACATCTCTTGGAACCACCTATACAGAACCACATTCTGTAGAATTTGATGCTACTTTTGCCACCGGCAGTTCAGCAGCAGGTAGAGGTATGGTTATATTCAATAACGGCGCAGACGGAACTTTGAGCATGGATGCGGAATTGTGAATATGGGTGAGATGAATATTACAAGCGCACAATATTTCGTGAACCTTTCAAGTGAAAATGCGGGGATTAAATGCACCGTTGATGGTGAAGAAGTGTTTGTACCCCTCGCTCCGGGAAACCGCCACTATGACGAAATCATGCGACAGGTCGCAGCCGGTGACCTGACCATTGCGGACGCTGACTAATGTTTGCCGCAGGCAGTTTTTCAGAGGAGCCGTTTGGCTTCCAGTATGGCCTTGCGCCGAAAGCTGCCACAGCTTCTCTTTCAAGTAATTTTACGCAAACAAGTAACGCAGTCTTCATAGGCTCTGGCACATCCGAGATGGTTGGCACCGCCAGTGCGGTGAACGTAGGCGTAGGCATCCTTGTAGGCACTTCTTCCATATCATCCAACTTTACAGAGTCTGCTGCCGCTATCGGCTTGTTTACTGGGACATCCTCACAGCAAGTTAACTTTATTAAAACGTCATCAGGTACGCGGTTACGACTAGGCGAGTCAACGCAGTCGTCTATTTTCGTCAAAACTTCAACTGGCACTCGTATACAGACAGCGACGGCTACGCAGTCTGCTAACTTTACTCAAACCTCTACGGGCGCTGCTACTTTAGTAGATTCAGCCACATTGTCGGCATTGTTTGAACAAACCGGAGTTGGCACCCGCATACAAAATGACTCCGCTACTTTGTCGGCGTTGTTTGAGCAGACTAGCAACGCTGTCGCAATACTAGTTACCGGCGCGGATCTGAGTGGTACGTCATCGGCGGTAAATGTCGGCGTTGGCATCCTTGTTGGAACGTCTACGGTATCCTCCAACTTCACGCAAAGCAGTGCTGCTGTTCGTGTTATCTCCGGGGCTTCGACACAAGAATTTAGCGCAACGCAAACCAGTCAAGGCACTCGTATACGGGTTGCTGAAGCAGATATTGCCGCTCTATTTGAACAAACTGGCATAGGCACTAGGATACAAGCAGCCTCGTCTGACCAAGAGTTCGGATTTACACAAGACACTCTTGGGGGGCTGATAAGGGCTGGGGCTTCAGATATTGTGTTCTTGGTGGTACAATCTACAAACGGTGAATTAAAATTTGTGGAAATCAACGCCGGAGAAACTGCTGAAACGTGGTCTGATATTACGCACACGGGCGACACTTGGACAGACGTAAATGCAAACACTAACTCACAGACTTGGACAGAAACGGTGAACTAAATGGCTTCTACATATACGGACAATCTTGGCATAGAGAAGCCCGGCTCTGGCGAACAAGCAGGTACTTGGGGTACAACAACCAACACCAATTTCGATATCATTGATGCAGCAGTTAACGGGGTTTTAAGTCTACCTGTTTCAGCAAGCGCAAATCTTACAACTACTGATGGTGCAGTATCAAACGGTGGTCACAAAGTTTTACTGCTCACCAACGATAGTTTGGGTGGCCCCGCCACACTCACCATAACGCCTAATGATCAAGATAAATTTTATCTTGTACAAAACAGCACCGGCCAAACAATTACTTTTCAACAGGGTGATGGAGATGGTGGAGGTGCAAGCTCATCGAACGACGGAGAAGTTTCACTTATTAATGGAGAAACAGCTTTTATTTTTGCCAACGGCACCGGGTCAAACTCTATCGTAACAAAAGTCAATGTGGGCGCAAAGCTGGGTGACAACTTAGATGTCAACGGCAAAAGCATTGTAACAACTTCCAACGGTAACATCGTCCTTGCGCCCAATGGAACAGGTGACGTTCAGGTGGACGCGGACACTCTTCGTGTAGGAGACGCGGACGCGGATGCGGCCATCACCACCAACGGCACAGGCGACCTTACTCTTAGTACCAACAGCGGTACAAACTCTGGCACGGTTGTTATTGCCGATGGTGCAAATGGGGATATCACCGTTACGCCCAACGGCACTGGACAGTTTATCGTCTCTGGAAACTTTACGGTCAACGGCGGCAGTATAGTTTTTGAAGGTGCTACCGCTGATGATCACGAAACTACGTTTGCTGTAACCGATCCTACTGCTGACCGCACGATTACATTCCCCGACGCATCTGGGACCGTGGCTCTTTCTGATGACATATCTTCAGCTGTCCCAGCAGGAACTGTTTTCCCGACTGCGCGCGCTCACACAAACCTCCCTTCTGGGTTCTTATTGTGCGCCGGTCAGGCTGTCAGTCGAAGCACTTATGCGACACTGTTCGCTGCAATCGGCACAATTTATGGAACGGGAGACGGCTCTAGCACATTCAATCTTCCCGACCTTCGTGGCCGCGTGGTGGCTGGTAAAGACGATATGAACGCCGAGAGCGTCACAAGTGCCGACAGACTGACCAACCAGACTGGTGGCCTTAATGGTGACACCCTCGGTGCGACAGGCGGTTCCGAAACACACACTCTAACCACCGCGCAGCTTGCTGCGCACACTCATAGTGATGGGTCTTATGTCGCTAACACAACACAAAGAACTTCTAGCGGCGAAAACCAGTCAGGTCGAAATCTTGGGTCGACTAACGGAGATGCTTTTACGACGGTCACATTGGATGTTTCTGGCACATCCGGCTCAACAGGCAGCGGCAGCGCACACAACAATGTGCAGCCTACAATAGTCTTAAACTACATGATTAAAACGTAGGTGCGATATGCCGCTTACAAAGTTACAATTTCGCCCCGGCATAAATAGAGATATTACCTCGTATTCTAACGAAGGTGGATGGCGCGACTGCGATAAAATACGATTTCGTATGGGTTATCCAGAAAAGCTGGGCGGATGGGAGAAGTTAACATCCTCCACTTATCTTGGTTCTGCACGGGCGCTGCATAATTGGATCGCGCTGGATGGCTCAAACTATCTCGGTGTCGGTACACATTTAAAATACTATATCGAAGAGGGTGGCGGATTTAATGATATCACACCGCTAAGGCCGCCCGATCCTAGTTCTCCAGATGTTCTGCAAACAGGATCTGGTGATGTAACTTTTGCCGCCACCAACGGCAGCACTACAATCACTGTCACGGATACATCACATGGTGCTGTTGAGGGCGACTTTGTTACGTTTTCTGGCGCGGCATCTCTGGGTGGATTAATCACTGCCACAATCTTGAATGCAGAACATCAGATCGTCAGCATCATCAACGCCAATAGTTATACGATTACTTCTAGTGTGGCAGCTAATTCTAGCGACACAAACAATGGTGGCTCTAGCGTTGTAGGTGTATATCAAATTAATGTCGGTTTGGATTCGACGGTTGGCGGCACAGGTTGGGGTGCAGGTCTATACGGCGGCGTGGCGGCAGGCGCTCTTGAAACTACGATTAACGAGGGCGGCACATTCTCTGCCTCTGACACAACACTTACTGTGACCAGCGGCACAGGCATTGCCACCAATGATTTGATACTGATCGACAATGAAATACTGAAAGTAACGAACGTAGCCACTAACGATCTCACAGTAACACGCGCTCAGTCAGGGACAGAGGCATCCACTCATGCTAATGGCGCTACCGTAACCTTGATTGAGGGCAATGCAAGTGCATCTAATGACTACTCTGGCTGGGGCGATGCAGCAGCAGGTGGCCTAACAACCACTACACAAATTCGTCTGTGGTCACACGATAACTTTGGCGAAGACTTGTTGATAAATGCAAGAGACAGCAACATTTACTATTGGGATCGTACAAACAATCTATCCTCTCGTGCGATTGAGTTGTCGAGACGCGCAGGCACAAAAACAAGTGTCCCACAGAAGGCAAAGCAAGTGCTTGTATCTGATCAAGACAGGCACGTTATTGTGTTCGGGGCAGATGGTTTGGGCGCAACATCTAGTGCCACGCAGGGAGACGGTGTGCAAGACCCCCTGCTGATACGATTTTCTAGTCAAGAAAATCCCATCGATTTTTTCCCAACATCCGTTAATACCGCTGGCGATTTGCGTCTTGGCGCTGGATCTACCTTTGTTCAAGCGGTTGAGACAAAGCGGGAAATACTCGTTTGGACTGATACTGCCCTGTTCTCCATGCAATTTATCGGACCCCCGTTTACTTTTGGTCTGTCACAGCTTGCATCTAACATTACAATCATGGGGCCAAACTCAGCTGTATCGACAGAGGATGTTGTGTATTGGATGGGTATAGATAACTTCTATGTATACTCAGGTCGCACCGAACAACTTCCATGCACTGTAAAAGAAAAGGTCTTTGGAAACTTTAATAAGTCACAATCCGACAAAGTTACATCGGGTATAAATTCAGAGTTCAGCGAGATATTCTGGTTTTATCCCTCTGCTAATGCCACAGACAATGACAGATATGTGATTTATAACTATTCAGAGCAGATTTGGTATTTTGGAACATTATCCAGAACTGCTTGGATAGATAGAGGTACGAGGTCCAACCCCATGGCTGCGGGGGGCCAGTACATCTTCAATCACGAGATTGGTTTTGATGATGATGGCTCTGCGATGACATCTTTCATTGAGTCCGCTGGTATGGACATCGGTGATGGAGACAGGTTCACTTATATAAGACGGGTAATTCCTGACCTTTCGTTCATAGGGTCTACAAATTTGAGCAGTCCACAAGCAGTGTTTACTATAAAGTCCAGAAGGTTCCCCGGTGCCACATTCGACAACACAGACTCCGGCACAGCTATTGGCTCTGTATCTGGTGATGTAGAGACATTTACAGAACATTTGCATCTAAGGTCTAGGGGCAGGGCGTTTGCATTGAGGGTGGAAAGTACATCAGTCGGGACAAAATGGAAGCTGGGTAGCCCTCGTATCGATTCTCGTGCAGATGGGAGGCAATAATGGCTCAGGTGCTGTTGCCCCCGCCCAGACTTCCAGAAGCGCCACAACAGTATGACGTTAGGTACATGGCCGACTTGCTTCGCGCTTTGGAGTCATTCATATCACAAGAGAGAACATCCGGTGAATTAAGGGCAACAAAGATCACTCTGACAGACCTCCCTTCATCTGTAATCACGGCAGATGTGAACGGGGCAGTTTCTTCGTCTACGGCAGTTACTGTAGACAATGTTCAAAACGGAACTATGACCGTTGGGCAAATTGTTAGAGGAACAGGAATTACTGGAGTGGTTAAGATAGCCACGGTAAATAGCCAGACTAGCATTGTGCTAGATACCGCTGTCACATTATCGGATGACACCTCTTTGAATATAAGCGACTTGGAAGATGGCGCATTGTTCAACGATGGTGGAACCGTTAAAATTGTATCATAGTACAAATAGACCGACATGACCGGCAAGAAGCTACAGAATAAGAGCAAATACGATCAATACGACATGGATGGCGATGGCGTCGTCACAGACGAAGAACTTGAGCATGCCAAGGAAATAAAGGAAACAGAGAGAGACCTGAGAAAGAGCCTAGCTCAGTTAAGAATGGCAAGATTCACCTTGATAGGCATGGGCCTTTTTACGCTTGCCATGTTCACCCCGTGGGTTTCTATAGAGAGAATACAGGCCCTTTCAGAAATTTCGTCATTATTCTACATTTCAGGCGCTGGTATCGTGGGGGCCTACATGGGGACAACCGCGTGGATAGCCAAAGGCAAGTAGAACAGGGAGAGTGTTAGCAATGTTACAGGCGTTAATTGGACCAGTTACGGGCCTTTTGGACAAGTTCATAGAGGACAAGGATCAGAAAGCGAAGTTGGCGCATGAAATAGCGACCATGGCTGAAAAGCAGATGCACGAAGCCAATATGGGTCAGATAGAGATCAACAAGGCAGAGGCGCAGCATAGGTCTATATTCGTTGCAGGATGGCGTCCATTCCTTGGCTGGTGTCTTTCTTTCGCTATGGCATGGCATTTTGTTCTCGCCCCTGTCACAATGTTCATATGTTCATACTTAGGGATAGAGATACCGGAGCTACCGACCTTTGATATGGACAGCCTGATGACTGTTCTGTTGGGTATGTTGGGTCTTGGCGGTCTCAGGACTGTAGAAAAGGTAAAAGGGATCACAAAGTAATGCCAGAACCGGGTATAGGAAAATCAGAGCCAGTACCTCTCGCACAGCAGATCACTGATGCTGGCGGCGAAAGATATCCCGGTGGGGGAGCGAATACGACTGACGTATTCAGTCAGGTCAATGATCCCGCGAGAGTGGCGCAGGCTATTTACGGGGCCACTGGCGGATTAGATGACATTCTGACCAAAGAGCAATTCTTTGCTAAAAATCAAATAACCCTTACTAATCCGTTTGGCATTCAAGGATTGTATACAAGGGCTGCCAAACGGCCACCTTCAAGCATTGATTACTCTGGTCTTATGGATGAAAAGACCAGACGGGGACTCATGGATTTGGCGTATGACAGGTATCGCAATCCGTTTGCGAGGACCAACATCTTTGGGGATGAAGTGGGGGGCAATCCAGAAACTGGTGAGGTCAGATATGGCCTTGATTCATTTGGAAGCCCCAAGGAGACGTATCTGGGTGATGTGGCCGATGTTCCTGTTCCCAAAAGCACGGGCAGGGGCGTTGCAGAAATGATCCCCGGCGGCATTGGGCTTTTGGTTAAGATGCTCCCCCAAGAAAAGAGAAAGATGATTGAGGCTAGGATGCTTCCCGGCGGCACTCCTACAGCGGCTCAAGGTAGAGCAGAGTACGAAGCAAGTAAGCCCAAAGGAACTCTACTCGAAAACCTTCTAAAGATGGGGAGGGGCAAGTGAATATAGATAAGTTGAGGACAGAAATTGCAGAGGACGAAGGCTGCAAGTACGAAATCTACTTAGATCATCTCCACCTACCCACTTTCGGAATTGGCCACCTAATTACCAAGGATGATGAGGAGTACGGTCAGCCTGTTGGCACGGTAATTGAGCAGGAAAGAGTGCAGAAAGTGTTTAACCTTGACATGGCTGTGACCGTAGACGAGTGCAAAGTTCTGTATCCAGACTTTGATGATTTACCCGAGGAATGTCAGCATATCATCTGCAACATGATGTTTAATATGGGAAGGCCTCGTCTCTCCAAATTCAAGGGCATGAAGGCTGGAGTTGATGCAAGGGATTGGAACAAGGCAGCGGACGAGATGGTCGATTCGAGGTGGTACACTCAAGTCCCAAATCGTGCTAGAAGATTAGTAAGCAGAATGCGGGCGCTATCGGAGTAGGAGACTGGCATGGCTTTACCACTATTACTGGGATTAGGTGGATCGGCGCTAGGTAGCGCTAGTTTGTTGGGTGGTTTAGGTGCCTTGGGCGCTGGGGCCATAGGATCTGGCCTTGGCTCTCTTGCTCAGGGCGATGATCTTGGCACAGCCATAAGCACAGGCATGATGTCTTACTTTGGCGGCAAGGCTCTTGGTGGCATGTTTGGCGGCGGGGCTAACGCTGCTGCCTCTGGGATCACACCAGACGCAGCAAGCATCGGGGCAGATGTGGCCTCTGGCAGTGCTTTGGCAAAAGATCTTGCTGTTGCACCCACTGCCGCGTCTGCCGCCAGTGAGGCAGCTAAATCAAGCATATTCTCTGATCCAACAGTGGGCATGGGGTTCAAAGAGGCCCTGCCTTATGCAGGCTCTGCCGCAGCCATTGGGGCGCTCTCAGCGCCCAAATATCCAGAGATGGAGAAGAAACAGACCCCAGATATACCAGAAAATCTTGGAGAAAAGAGAGATATGAAAAAGCCTCCTGTTGGATACAGGCCCGGATTTGATCCAGAGTTCATGTATTTTGCAGAGGGTGGTGAGGTGCAGCGGCCAAATGATAAACAGATTATCGGCGATGCTGTGGATGCCATTCAAGGCACGCACCCCGACCCTGAAAGGGCGCTGGGACTATTTGTTGCTACATATGGCGATGATGCTCTTAGAGATTTGGTCTCTCGTGTCCGCAGTGGCGAGTTTGAAGATAACGCTCAGGTTACAGAGGGCATGGTTGAGGGCGTAGGTGATGGCATGGATGATATGATTCCAGCCACGCTTGAGGGAGAGCAAGATGTTGTTCTGTCTGACGGAGAGTTTATCGTTCCGGCTGATGTTGTAAGTGGTCTTGGCAACGGTTCAACTGATGCTGGAGCAGAATCTCTATATGATATGATGGACAGAGTCAGAGAGATGAGAACAGGTATGACAGAGCAGCCTGATCAGGTGCCGCAGGGTATGATGCTTCCGGCATGATGATTACAGCGGTCCCCATTGAGGGGGTGGACATTGTCTGGGAAGATGCAAAAAAGGTTCTTCATAAGTCGGTAGAAACATCGGCTGGCAAGTTTGAGGTTGAAGATTTAAGACAAGAGTTGAAGGCAGGACAGTTAGTGCTTTGGCTGGTAATGGATGGGAGCGAGGTTTTGGCAGCTTTGACCAGCAGAGTTATAGAATATCCCGGCAGAAGGGCGATGGCTTTAGATTGGGTTGGCGGGAAGCGCATGAGCAAGTGGCTGCCTTTGGTTCTAAATACTTTACAGAGATACGCCACAGACTGTGGCTGCAAGCACATAGAAGGTTATGGGAGAAAAGCGTGGGGCAGAATCCTACAGAAGTATGGATGGCAGCCTGAATACATAGCGTACAGGATGGAGTTAAGTAATGGGTAAGGGCAGGTCATCGGCTCCAGCAGAGCAGACCATCACACAAACAAATCTTCCGCCATATATCGAACCCTATGTCAAAAGAATACTTAATAGGGGAGAAGGCATTTCCAATCAGCCATACGAGGCTTACGAAGGCCAGCGTATAGCTGAAGATACAGCAGATGTTATTGCAGGCAGGGACAAAGCAAGACAAATTGCTGGCTCTGGGGTCGAAGGGCTTGCCGAAGCCATGGGCAGGGCTGAATTGGGTTCTGGATTCAAAGCCGGTCAATTTGATGCCGCTACTGCCGATCAATATATGTCTCCATATATGCAAAAGGTGGTAGATGTTCAAAAGGAACAAGCAATTCTGGACGCGCAGAGGGCGGGGGCAGGTAGAGCCGCGCAAGCTGTGCAGGCTGGAGCGTTTGGCGGCAGCAGAGCCGCAGTTCAAGAGGGCCTTGCCGGTGAGGCGCTTAGTAGGCAGCTTGCAGAAATACAGGCATCGGGGCAGCAGCAGGCATTTGAACAGGCACAGCAACAGTTTGAGCGAGACAGGTCAGCACGAGCGGACGCAGAAAGAATAGGGCTTGGCGCGGCAGAGCTTCTGGCTGGATTGGGCGGTCAAGATAGGGCCAGCGACATAGAAAGCGCGAAGCTCTTGGAGACCATAGGAAAGGACATAGAGGCTAAAGATCAAGCTGGCATCGATATGGCTTATGAAGACTTTATTCGTCAGAGAGACTTTGACAAAGAACAGTTGATGTTCCTGTCGGCTCTAGCAAGAGGTATTCCGGTAACTCCATCAACAGAGCTTCAAAAGTTCCAAAACGTCAATCCGTTGCAACAACTTCTTGGGACAGGAATAGCTGGTCTTGGCTTGTATAAAGGGGTACAGGGCCTATGAACATAATTGATATTCAAGATCAGCTTAAAAATTTTTCAGAACAACAGCTTGTCTCCGAAATGCAGTCTCCAACAGGGTCTGCGCCTCAGTTTCTTGTCCTTAGTGAGATCAAGCGCCGCAAGCGTGTTCGCGATGACTTTACAAAGCGTGAGGCCGCACAGCAGCCCACGGTGGCGCAAGAGGCGGTCGCGTCTGCTGGCGTTCCTCAGAGCGGCATTGCGGGCATGTCTGAGGCCATGGCACCAAAAAGTACCATGGTACAAAAAGCGATGAGGTCTGGCGGCCTTATGCAGTTCGGTGCAGAGATACAAAGAAGCCTAGCTGAAAAAACAAAAAACGAACAAATAGATCCGTTTTTAGACGAAGTAGAGCAGATGGCTCAGACAGAGTTTGGCGTTGATTCTGGATCATTTGGCTCTGGTCAGTCTATTATGCCGGTGCCAAATTTCCCTAATCAGGGATTTCCGGCCCCTACTATGGGTACGAGTATGCCCAATCCCTTTGGAAGAACTAGAACGGGCGGCAAGGGCGGCGCGATGCTGGGCATGAACCGGATGGCAACCCTACGCGCTCAATCAAACCCTGTTGCAGAGCTTCAGGTTATGCCCTCCCCAGTTCAAAAGTATGATGAGGGTGGTGTTGTAAGGGCTGCCAATGGGCTTCCACTTGGCTTGCGTCAGAACAACCCCGGAAACATACGCCCCGGTGCTGGTTTTATAGGTGAGACGGGCCAAGGTAGCGGTTACGCCCAGTTTGGCTCAGAGGAAGAGGGCTTACGCGCTCTTGCTAGACTTCTTGGCACATACAGCGATGAGTATGGCATCAACACCTTGCGTGGCCTAACATCAAGATATGCCCCAAGGTCTGATAACGAAGCTAGTTTTGACAACTATGTCTCGTATCTTGGTGAACAGCTTGGCATGGACCCTGATGAAGAGTTTGACCTGAAGTCGCGCAGAGATGAGTTGATACCCGCTATCGTGGGCTTTGAGCAGGGGCGTGATTTTGGTGACAGATATTCACAAGGTCAGATATCTCGCGCCATTGAGGCTGCTGGCACAGATGATCCAGAAGAGGTGGCTCGTATCCTCGGTGGCTCTGATGAGCCGGGAATCATATCCAAAATCGCATCAGCAATTAACCCCATAAGCACGGCACAGGCGCAGGGGGCTGGACCAGCAATGACTGAGGTGGGTGCGCCGCAAGAAATATTCGATGAGATGCAGGCCAACAAGGGCGGCGTTCCTTTCCCGTCTAGTCTTGGTGAGCTTTTTGCATTGGGAAGGGACGCAAACGTCCCAACCTCAGAGAGGGTTGGATCAAGACAAGATCTTCTTGGGCAGGCTCGGGGCGAACAACAAGAATATCTTGAAGAGATTTATGGGGATCAGATCACTGGAGAGAGTGATGAATACAAAGCCCATGTAAGGCGGGCCAGAATGGCAGGCAAAAAGCCAATGTCTCCGTCTGAATATAGGGCATTTTTTGGCAGGAATGTTGACGTTGATGGAATGGCCGGAGATTCCCCGGCCTCTAGAGCGATGCCATTCTCTGATGTAGGCTCACAAGAAGCCACTGCTGATTTCACCAAACAGGCAGCAGAGGAAGCTACAGAAAAGGCTATGGCAGGCGATAGTGAGGCAGCCTCGAAGACCGTTGAGGATGCGAAGAAAGAGGTCGAAAGAATAATCAGAGCAAGTCAGAGAGGCGCAGAACAGCCGGGGGAAAGGGCTGAATATTTAGCAAGCCTTGATGATGGCAGAGATGGCGACGATCTTGGTAGCGCCCCAACTGCGCCGCCAACCATGCCGGAATCTAAAGCGAAGCCAGAGAGAGGGGCCTCAGATGATGAGTCAACACCTCAAACTGGACTTGCAAAAGAGATAGCAGACCTTCAGGCAAAGCTAGAAAAAGACAGGGAGACAGACAAGTATCTGGCTTTGGCACAAGCTGGCTTGGCTCTCATGTCATCCAAAGAGCCTACGCTTCTTGGAGCGGTGGGAGAGGCTGGCGTCAGCGGTCTGACCGCATTCCGTGAGGCGCAAGACAGATATCAAGAAGGTGTCGTTGATCTGATCAATGCTAAAGCAAAATTGCAAAAAAAGAGCGGCCAAGAGTTCACCAAGAATCAAATGCTTCAAAGAGCAGAGGCGTTCAGAAAACTGGCCAATGACCCATTAGCCACCGAACAGGAAAAAATTAGAAATGTTTTGTTCGCCGACTTGCTTGAGCAACAAGCGTTTGGCATGGGTGGTGGCGGTTTAGGTATGTTTGATGTAGCTTCACCGGAGTAAAAATGCCTATTACATACGTCCAAGGACAGTCAGGCAGAGTATACCCGTTCAATATATCTGGCCTGTCTCCCAATCAAACAGAACAGCAGAAGATAAACGAGGTCTTGGTTGGCCTCGGAGACGCCTCTGCTGCGCCAGCGGAGCAGGAAGAAGAGGCTGGTATCATATCTGGCTTCAGGCGCGGTCTTGATAGGGGTATCAGGCAAACAGGCGCACTGCTCACTGACGCCCTGCCTGCCGTGGCCGCTGACCTTGTTGGCGCTGATGAGTACAGAGACAGGCAATTAGCAGAATATGAAGAGACTATGGAGGCCATCAACAGAGAGGCCCCATCATTTGTACCAACGTACAAAGACATAGAAGATCTGGGTGATGCTTCTGTATACGCCGCAGAAACCATAGGTCAGTTTGTCCCATCAATCCTCACATCTATCGCTGGTGGTGGAATTGGTGGTTTTGTCGGCAAAAAGTCCGCTGAAAGATTTGCTAAAAAACTTGTAGGAGATGCGGCCAAGAAAGCCGCTCAAAAGGGAACAAGAATAGGTTTTCTTTCCGGCTCTGTTGCCGGGGCTGGCTCTCAAACAATACCTGAAGCATACACATCAATATTAGAGGAAACAGGAGAGAAGCGGGCCGCACTCGCATTTGTAACTGGAAGTGTGAACGCATCTCTTGATGCAATATTGCCTGTAGCCCTTGTAAATAGGCTGACCAAAAAGGGCAGGGATGAGGTGGCTAGGGCGCTCGTATCTAGGCTTTTCATAGCCGGAGGAAAGGGCGCTGTAACAGAGGGTCTGACAGAGGGGATACAAGAGTCCAACAATCTTCTTGCTGCAAAAATAGTTGATGAAAACATAGATTTCTTCAGCGGCGATAACGTAGACAGAATAATGGAAGCTGGCATCCGTGGTGCCATAGGCGGTAAGGCCATAGGTCTTGTTGGTGGCTTCAAGGGAGAAAGCCCAAAGCAGGCTCAAAAGAGGCTGGAGTCCGAAGCCCTACAAGACGCAGGCGCACTTGGCTCCGAAATACAATCTGATTTAGCAGCATCAGAAAAGAAACAAGCTGATCTGGCTCCAGATGAAGCTGTGTCCCAAGCTGTTGCTCGTCAGGGGCTGAACCTTGAGAAAGAGGCAGCGGCGCAAGCCAAGTTGCAGGAAGAAAGAAACAAGATCGATTCTGGCAATGAGCCTGTAAACGTCTCGCAGCTTCCTGATGATCCAGATAACAACGCACAGTTGACTGTTGGGCTGAACCGTCAGGGATTACAAAGAGAGCAAATAGACACCATCACTCCGGCAGAATTAAGAGATTATGGTCTTAACGATCTGGCAGATCAGATACAGGCTGATCAACTTGGCGCTCTGGACAACCGCCCAGAAAACAGAGCAACGGCTAGACGCCCCTTCAATCAAGATCAGTACGATGCCTCTGTGGCAAAGGCCAAAGAAGATGGCGCAATAACTATTGAGGGCATACAAGAGGTCGCTAAGACGAAAAAGGGCAAGCCTGTAACCAGAGAGACTGCCGAAAAAATCAGAGACGAGATGGTGGTCAACAGAGTTGTTGCACAAACATCTCCTAATAAATTCGATGCAGTCTCAGAGGAAGAGCTTCAAACTGACCCCGCCCAGCCTCTCAGGAATCTCGTTGAAGCACAAAAAAGAAAGATCAGCAGGCTAGAGGCTGACCAAAAAAAGCAGCAAGAGACAGAAGAAAAGATACTGGAGATAGGCGACCTCACCACGGAGCAAGAGGCCGCGCTACTAGCTTCTAGACAACAAAGAGATCAAATAGAAAAGACTCTGCTTGCTGCCCGCGCTGAGGCCAGAAATATTCAGCGTCAAGTAGACACGATTGACAGCAGAACACAGGCTCAGGGTCAGCTTAAAGATCAGAAGTTCACGCAAGAGGATTCTAATCTTGCGCTGGCAGCTGCCAGAGAGGCATCAAAAGCTGAAGCCAGAGTTGAGTATCAGCAACAAGAAGCCAAAATAATCAGCCAGCTTAAAAAAGACCTGAGAACCCTTGTTGGCAAGGGCGCTGGTGTAAAGCTTGGTACAGAGTTTGTCATATCTGATGACGGCGGCGGCAGAATTGTTGAAGGCTCCTACAGGCCATCCAACAAACTAATTACGTTGGCCATGGGCATATACGATCCATCTCTAAGTCAGGCCCAGAGACTTGATAAGTTGAGAGGTGTCCTAAATCACGAAGTGATACACGCCTTGAGAGACTCTGGCCTGTTTACTCAAAAAGAGTTTGATGTTCTCAAGAACGCAGCATCGAAGCGAAGGTTTGTTGTTTCTCAAGACGGAGAGCTTGTAGAGAGAAATTACACGTTCCTCGACAGGGCAAAGCAGATAAACAAACAGAGGCAGAACGAGTCCAAGGAAGCATACAACGAGAGAGTTGCAGAAGAGGCTGTAGCGGAAATGTTCCGCGCTTGGGCTGATGGAAAGCTGAAGGTTGCTGGCAGGCCGCTCACTCTCTTCCAACGCATTGTGAACTTCTTCAAGCGCGTACAAGACGTACACTCTGCTGCTGGTTTCGCAAAGGTAGAGGACATATTCGATGGCATTCAGTCTGGGAAAATAGGACAGAGAAAGTCCGGGCTGCCCGGAATGGTCAGAAGCAGATCTGAAATAGAAGCAGATCAGTCATCTGTGCCTGTGTCGAGTATAGATAGGCTGCCTAATCTTCCGACAAACCTGATCGGCCCAATACCTGTTGTTAACGAGGCAAAGGCGAAATATCTGGCATCTGTTGGCATGCCAAATAGAAGGCAGTCAGAGTATGTAAAGGTCGATCAGGAGTTGGCTACAAAAATTGCTAACGCATACGAAGAGGCCGAAAACACACCCTTCGATCCAAATGTTCAAGCTGCTTACAAGGCCATGGCTGAAGAGACGATGGCACAGTGGCAGTTTGTAAAAGACACTGGCATAGAAATAGAGTTTATCAGGGGTCCGAATCCCTATCCCGGTGGATCAAGAGATGTGCTTGAGGATATCAGGGATAACAATCATCTGTTCGTGTTTGCCACGAAAGATGGATTCGGTCAGTCAGAGATTACAGAGCAAGATATTGCAGAGAACCCAATGCTTGCTGACTCTGGCGAGATAATTGATGGTGAGCCAGCAACAATCAATGACATATTCCGTATCGTCCACGACTACTTTGGTCATGGTTTAGAGGGGACAACATTCACCGCTCGTGGTGAAGAGAACGCATGGCAGGCACATCACAGGATGTATAGTCCACTCGCTGCCCAAGCGATGACAAGCGAAACACGAGGCCAAAACTCGTGGGTAAACTTTGGTCCGTTCGGAGAGCAGAACAGAGCCGACAGAGAAAATACAGTTTATGCACCACAAAAGCTGACAATCCTTCCATCTTTTGCTATGGAAGAAGGGATAGCCTCAGACTTTTCTGGGCTACCTATTGCACAGGAGAAACAACGTGGAAGACAAGAACTCAGAGAAGGCGCTAGACAACCTGATACAGCGGGAGATGTCCGGTCTATCGGCGGAAGAAGCGCAAGAGATGGAAGAGGAGAGGCTGATCTTGGAGTCGAGGGCCAAGCAGTCCAGAGAGGCGTTGCAAGAGAGGGCGTTCCGCAGACAGATGAAGACGGCCTAGTCACCCTTACGCATTTTTCAGAAAAATCAGACCTGCAATCAATAGACCCACTGCGTCAGGGGTCTAACTTCCGCATGCGTGGGGAAGAGGAAATAAGGCGCAAGATGCACGGCGCTGGCGGTAGATATGGAGAAATATATCCACCTCGCAGTTATTTTGGTTTAGAGGTGGGCCAAGAGGGCGGTTATGTAGTTGAGTGGGGCGTGGGCAAGAATAGGTACGAAACAAAAGTCCCGCTCACATCCTTGTACGACATCAAATCTGACCCCGATGGCTTCCGCACAAAAGCTAGAGAGATTGCCGAAAGAGATGTTGTTCCTTTCTCGGAGCAGTCACGAGCAGCAGACACCACCAGTCTACAGCTAAGTATCTTAGAAAAGATGATCAATGATGCTGGCTATGTGGGCTATTGGTCTGACAGCAGCATAGGCAGGGCCGCAGCAATATTCAGCCCTATGGACGTAAAAAAGTTCAGCGATCCTGAAGCTCAAGAGGCGTTCACAGAAAACCTTACAAATGAAGAACAGGCGGCTATTCAAGATTTCTCTGATCAGTCTAGAGATCAGGCTTTGTCAGATGTTGATTTATCTCAACTCCCCTTGGATAAGCCGTTCCAGCTTCTGTACAATCCTAAGGCGAAAAAGGCCGCGGCCAAAGGAGATATATCAACCCTAAAAAATCCAACAACATTTGGTTTGATAAAGGACAATTTCGGTCAGTATCCAGTGGCTCTTATGGTTGGTCAAGACAAGTCAACTGGATATAGAGTGCCATTCCTCGCAGATTTTGGCTTGCACCACATTATACAGCGGAATCACGTTCAGGAGTTTATCGAAAGCAGCAAATACACAGATATAGAGCAGCCAATATTTGATGTAATGGAGACTTGGGCAAAACAGGGCTACAGAGACGGTCAAGAAGTAATTAGTGAGCTTGGTGCCGGTAAAAGTATCAGGCTGATCATGAACAGGCCCCTAAGAAAATCGCCGCCCATAGTTGTTGATTTGGCGTTCATACCTCCCAAGAGACTACGGTCTGGAGATGGCATATACACTGTAGCAACAGCCTTCCCAAGACAAAAGGATTATAAAAGACGCATAGTTGATCAGTCGTCATTGCCAGTTGATTTTTCATCGGCACACATCAGACAAGCACAGAACAGCATTGTCTATTCTAAGTCATATGATGTTCTGAAAAAGGCGTTGAAACTGGCAACTTTGGGCAGTGACCAAGCGGCAGAAAAAGCAGCCAATACCTTTGGCGATCTGTTCCAAGACAGGTTCCTTCCCATCGCGCAAGTTGTAGACAGGCTGCGAGCGCAGGGTGCAACAATCGATGATGCGTTTGATCCATACTTGCAAGAGAGCTTGTACCATGGCCGCGTTGGCAACCGTATAGAAGAAGCAAAGAATGCCCTCTATGAGCCAGCGGCAAACAAGGTAAAAGAACTCGATTTAGACGCGGGTACAAATTACGAGGCGCTCGCTGCTGCCAGCGAATTTGTCAGAAACTCAGAGAAAAACACAGGAAGCAGAAGACTTGCTGTAACAGACGCATATCTATACGCGCTGCATGCCAAAGAAAGAAATGAATACATAAGATCGATCAATCCCGGCGAAGACGCTGGCTCTGGAATGCAGGACTCAGAGGCAGACAGGATAATTAACTGGGTAAACAGTCTTGATGCAAAGAACAGACAGGTTCTAGAGGATGTTAGGTCCATCGTCAGAGATATTGTGGCCGACACCAACAAGGTTCGTGTTGAGGGCGGCCTGATCCCAGAAGACTTCAACACCGGCCAAGTAGATGTGAATGAGCAGGGTGAGAAGGTAGACGCACCAAACTTCCAAGAATATGTGCCTCTCAGGGGAATATTAGATCCAGAGGGCGAGGCAAGCGAAGATGGTTCGTTTGGCGCGGCCCGTGGACAGACATTCAGCATCAGGGGCAAGGAAGACAGACGCATGCTTGGTAGATACGAGTATGCAACCAGCATACTTGCCGGCACATTCATGCAAAATCAAAATGCTGTTATCAGGTCAGAGAAGAATGCAGTAGGTCAGTCGTTTTTAAATCTGATCAGGTCGCAGCCAGAGTTGATGTCTAGAACTGCCGTCGAGTTACAAAGCCCTCCCATGCGCCGAGGCTTGGTAGAAGGCGCGGTCAAGATGATCTATGACTTCCAAGCCAAAAACGACGACTCAATAATTGTTGTCAAAGAGGGTGGCAAAGAGGTTCTCATCAAGACCCTAGACCCGCGAGTTGCCAAGGCCCTCAAGGGTGCAACTGGTGTATCTAACGAAACTTTGTCAGGCATTGTCCGTGGCTTTGGCAAGGTCAATAGATACCTGTCAAACATCAACACCACATACAACCCAGAGTTTTTGATAACTAACCTTTTCAGAGACCTGCAAACAGCAGGTGTGAACATCAATCAATATGAAATTGATGGCCTGACAAGTGAGCTAAAAACAAACTATCTGTCCTCCTTCAAGGGGGTCAAAGATGTTGTGCGTGGAATGCGTAAGAACAAGCAGACAGGTAAACTTGAACTGCCGTCTGGCATCACAAAAGAAATGGCAGAGGCTGCGGACTTTGACATCAACAAAGCAAGTCCGGCAGATGTGTTTCGTCTCTTCCAAATATACGGAGGTCAAAATGCCCTCAACACGATGGACACCCTCCAAGACCAGCTTAACGGTATCAAGGGCATAGTTGGAGACATCGCTGAAAGCGGAGCCAGAGGGAAATGGAACTCCGTGAAAAACAGCTTTGTCGGCGAAAAGGTAGGATCGCTTTTCAATCTTCTTGATGACTACAACACGGTCGTTGAAAACGCCATTCGTGTTGCAGCATTTAAATCTCTTGCACCAAAGATAGGGTTTGAACGGGCCGCATTTGCGGCGAGAAACGTGACGGTAGACTTCGCTAAGGGCGGGGAGTTTAAGCCCTTTATGAACTCTGTCTATCTGTTCTATAACGCCTCGCTGCAAGGCTCGTTTGCCCTTATCAATGCAGCCACACGTTCATCCAAAGTTCGCAAGATATGGGTTTCAACAATAATGGCCGGTGTGGCATTCGACCAACTAAACGCAGCCTTCTCAGATGAGGATGAGGATGGTGAGTTGGTATACGACAAGGCCCCAGAATACATTCTTGAACATAATATCCTGCTGCCCTTGGGAGGGTTGGGTCCGTCAGAGCGGTCTCACCTTTCCATACCCCTGCCGTATGGCTTGAACATCGGCTACAATCTTGGCCGTGCGTTAAGTCGCTCGTTAAGGGGCGGATACGATATTGGAGAAGCCACATCCAGTATCTTTATGACGGCAGCAGACGCGCTGAACCCACTTGGCGGCACAAACAACTTCTTTAACTTTGCAGCCCCGACAATCGCAGACCCATTTGTTGATATAATGCGAAACGAAGAAGAGTTCTCTGGTCGGCCCATCGTCAAAGAGACAAGTCCATTCGACCCAACGCCGCCACCAAACAGTCAACTGTACTGGTCAACCACCAGCCCATCTTTGAAGTGGGTAGCTGACAATATCAACAAGGCAACCGGCGGTAGTCAGGTGGAAAGTGGTCTGCTCGACTTCTCGCCCGATATCATTGACTACTGGCTGAACTATCTAACTGGTGGTGCTGGTATGTTTGTAAACAGGACCATAGACTTTACGACGAAAACCATGCCAGAGGCTCTTTCAGAGGGCTTTGAAGACGAGTTTGTTAGGCAAACACCGTTCTTGCGCAAAGTGTTCTACAGCGTATCTGAGAGAGAAGATGTCTCAGGCTTTATCGAGAACAGGAACAAGGTTCTGAAAGCCAGAGAGGTGCTTGAAAGCGCGATTGAGGGTGGAGACCCATCATCAGTGAGAGATGTCAGGAGCAGATATCAAAAAGAACTGTCTGTGTTCGGAAAGATTAGAGCCATCAATAGCGCAAGGAATAGGCTTTTAAGAAAGCTAAGACAGGTAGACGCTAACCAAAACTTGACCGACGATCAAAAGGAAAAGATCACGGAACGGTTGCGCGAAAATCTAGAGGCACTCATTCAAAGGGGAAATAGGATTATGGGCGAAGCAGATATCTAGTTCACTTGATCCGTTGGCAAACATATCTGTCTGACTTCCTAGATTTTCGTACCCGCATACAACCAGCGCCACACAGCTTGATCATGCCGCCCTGCAAAGCGACGGCCTGTCTTTTGTTATTTGCCATGATGTAATCGCCAATCTCCAGCTTTTTCAGGGCCTCTTGTATATACCCTCTGCCTTGGAGACGTTGCTTTACAGGGAAGCTGTGCTTCTTACCTAGCTTTGGTATTGGCTTGATGACGCGGAACAACTCTTCTGCTGTGATGAAGTGTGTTCCGCAATCATCGCAGACCCGATGTCGGGTCACTTGGGGGTAGGGCCAGAGAGTTACATTAGCTTTGTCTCTGGTCCGCGTACCCCTTGAGTGACATTCAGGACAGGGATACATTACCGCCCCAATATGGCATCAATGATGCGCTTCCACATTGGCTTAGGCTCGACCTTGTTTGCGAGGGTCAGGTAAACCTTACCGGCATTGACCTTGTTCTCCAGCTTGGCCTTTTGTGTCTTCAGCTTACGCAGCCTCCACATCTCTTTCATGCGCTCACTTTGAGCCTCTTTGGCAGCTTCTGACCAAGGCTTGCGGTCTTTCTTTTTGATTTTGTATTTACGCTTCGATACGTCATTCATTTTCGTTCTCCCGTTTTGTACCATCGTACAAATCAATCGTCCTGTTTGGTTTCTAGCCAAGACATCACTTCAGCAGTTTTCCACCTCTTGATCCTCGGGCTTAGACTGATGCCCTTTGGGAAGTCTTTGTCTGTCTTTGTGATGTAGTAGGCTTGTTTGCGGGTCATCGACAGAAGTTCACTGATATCCTTGATCCCCATGAACTCCTGTGAAGATGCGCCCTCTACGGTCTGTTTTTCTTCCATAGCGTGAAATCCTCTTGAAGTTTCTTGAACCTCTCCCTTGCTTCAGAGTTTGTAGCCAACTCTGATCTGCTTTCGATGTGAAGGTAACTACGCAAGCATCTTGCTGTTAAAGCCTCTAGGTCTGACCACTTATCTCCATCTCCATCCACGTTCCAGTGATCTGGCGAGAAAGAAAGCAGGTCTTGGCTGTCCAAGAATTTGCGGAAATCTTCGTTCCTACAAAGCATACCTGCACTGGCGACTAGAGCTTTTGCCTGACGCTGATCATCAGATATCTCTGGCTGATCCTCGTCATCCAGCTTCACCATTGCCACCATGTACCTTGAGCCTACCCAATCGGTATGCAAGCTGGGCGGCACATCATTCGGGTGAATGGCTATCCTCAGTATGGTTCCGGCCTTGCTTTGAGACATCGATGTTTTGACAGCCTCAAAGTGAATGGCAGCTTCTGATACCTCTGTCATTTGCTCACTCCACTCAACATTATCTCTGACGACTGACAGTCATAGTGAGAGCCACCAGAAAAATTTCTGATATGTTTTTCTATTCTGATGCCGCCATCGAACCTTTTGTATGTGATGACCTCTTGCTTAAAGACATCGTCAAGGCCCTCTGGGAAGAAGCTGGCATCTAATCTCTCGTTTAAGGAGCAAAGACGCCTTGTCGGCAGGTAGCAAAGATCGTCCTCGTCACTCATACCGGACACCTCGCTTCTTCTTCTTCAGACTTGCGGTTGTAGCACTCGCATTCGCCATTGATCACTTCACTGTAATCGCATTCCTGATCGTATTCGCATTCATCATCCATTGAACTTCTCCCAATTACTCTTGGCCCAAGCCAAGGGGTCTACACCTTTTAGATCCCACCATGTTTTTTCATCGCCAAAAGCATGCAGTGTCATGTGACATGTGTGGCACAAAGGAACGCACCAGTTATCTCCCACTTTCATCCCCATAGCATTTGGCTCTGCGAACATGATGTGGTGAGCCTCAGAGCCAGTACCGCAAATCAAGCATGGCTGACCACGCAATGATTTGAGATACCGCTCTAACCTCACCCTCTTAGAACGGAATTGTGTCTTCATCCGCTACCTTCGACGGCCCCATGTTGAAGTCGTCCGCTGGCTTCTGTGGTGGGCGCTCTTCACGCTCCTTGAACACAGAGCCTCTCAGAGACACAAAGTGAAGGCCCTTCTTGCTGACCTTCTTCCAACCAGCTAGGGCTATCTTAGGCTTCTTAACGCCTCGCTCTATCTGGCTCACCAGATCGGACACAACCTCGTCCGACAATTCTAGATCGCCAGTAAAGTCTGGCTGCGTCTCTGTCTTCTTGCGCTTGTTGGAAAACAGAACGCCACCGGGTGGGTAATCAGTCATGCCGCTTCTCCTTTTGGTTTGGCGTCTTTCTTTTTCAAAGTGTTTGAACGATCTATGAACAGCCTGTAGACCTTGTCATAGAGTTCTCTGTCACCACTCTGGAGTATTTCTATGGCCTCCTTGTTTGCCGCCCAGAAGCCCCTCAGAGAGCTTATGTCGGCACATTCGGGTATCCATGTGGTAAACACCTCTGCCAGCGTCTCAAGGCCCTGTACGTCCTTCTTATTGCCTTCAGCGTCCTCTATGGAAACGGTCCTCTCGACGCCTTGGGGCAAATCCTCACCGGCATAGATGTAGTGGCCCAGTCCGTGCATGGCACAGCACTTGGCAAGGCACCTTTGCAGGGCGGTATTCACTTGAAAGCTGTTGGGGTTGGCGACAGGCTTGTTCGCATAGTCTAGAACAGGAAGTAACTCTGTCTGTTCTTCTTCTTCGATAAAAACCGTGACCGATACAAAAGCGAAACCCGAGGGGTCCATCATGTATGGCATCTTGGTATTTGTACTATCGAACAAATTCTTTTGAAATCTGGCGAGGGGATAGTGTTGCTTCACAATCCCCCAAGCCCAAGCCCAACTGAGATATGTCAGGCCATTCTTCTCTTCTGTGTGCTTAGACACATCGATCTTAGATAGCGTTTCCCAAACACTCATTATTAACTCCTTGATACTGGTTGCAAAAGTCGGCAACACCACAGTAGTTGCCCTTGCATCGCGTGAACTCCCCAGCACGATGCTCTATCTCTGTCGGGACAGATTGTCCGTCAGAGAAATTCTTGGCTTCCATTTCATCCTTGAAAACCCGCAAGGCTCTCTTCAAGCCCTTCTTCTTCACCGCCCAACTGTCTTCCTTCTTCCAACGGTCATCATCAGAACAGGCGGTGAAAGATTGCTCCATATCATATTCAAGCTGCGCCTCTTGATGCAGTCTCACTCTGTCATGGATGTAGGATAAACGATCACCGCTGCCCCAAAGAGGTATGTCTACGATGGTCACAGGTGATTGTGGATAGTCGGCCCTGTTAGCAGCATCGCGCTTATTCCAATCCCTCAACACCGCGCAGATGGACAGGCCGGTTACATCCATGCCCTTAGACTTTGATACCAGATACGCATAGACGTTAAGCTGCCGTTCCCACTCGACCTTGCCGTGGATGACAGACCAAACGCTGGTCACTTTGTAGTCGGTCAGGTGAACACTGTTGCCGGTAATCTGTTGATGGTCTATCGCGCCAGACAATATCCAGCCATCAACATTTGCGAACAGGCGCTCTTCTAAGATCACATTATCTGATGGCTTGCTGCTCTCAAGAACATGATGAACGGCTGTTCCGAAAAGAGGCCATATCATATCCACAACATCGATCTGCCTGTCGCTGGCATGATGCTCCCGCATCAGACGCACACGAGGGCTGTCGATGAGTGAGGTGGCAGAAATATCCGCAGCACCCTTGCTGTATTTGTCAGAACGAGCAAAGTCCACAAATGCTTGTGGTAAGCCGTGATTGTTTGTTATGTGCATTACAACTCCTATGCGAGTTTTATCAAATGGGGAGAACCAAGTCAATGGAGAATTATTCGTTCACGATTGAGGGCGAACCGGCATCCAAGGCCAACAGCAGAAAGATCGTTTTGATCAGCGGCAAACCGGCTTCAATCAAAAGCGACAAGGCTAGGCTGTATGTAAAGATGTTCAATGCCCAGTGTCCAAGGCTTGACGAAATGATGGAGGGCGACCTGTCAGTTCACATGAAGATATTTTATGCCAGCAGAAGACCTGACCTTGACGAAAGCCTGATATTGGATTTGATGCAGGGCTTCATCTACAAGAACGACAGACAGGTAAAACAAAAACATATCTTCTGGGGCTTGGATAAAGAGCGGCCAAGAACAATCATAAAAGTATCGCGCATATCTCAGGACGCAGATCTAGAAAACACATCGTGTTTTGTACCCTAGTACAAATTACATATGAGCTATGTAAGAGTATTTATATATATTATATATAATACATAATATGCTCTATATAGAACATATGAACTATAGGGAAAAACCGCATTGACTTGATGTTGGCACCCACATAATCTGTCTTCGTCTTGGGAGATTGATTATGATTGAAGCACACATACGCGGTGAATCCATCCGCAAGGGGCAGGGCCAGCATAAAATAGCTTGCCCGATCTGCTCCAAAACCCGAAAAAAGAAAAACGAGCGCACACTTTCGTTGCGTGTTGAGTCCGACGGCACTCTGTACCAATG